TGACATCGCTATTCACTTCACCGCCACAGCCGCACAGGAGCGGGTAGGCAACTATTGGCACATGCTTCCGCAGTTCAATCAGTGCCGGAAGGCGATCTGGGAAGCAGTCAACCCCCGGACAGGCATGAAGAGGATCGACGAGGCGTTCCCGGCAGGGATTAGGGCGAGCACGAGGAGCACCGACATGTATATCGGATTCCTGAACGGTTCAAGCTGGCAGCTCGTGGGCAGCGATAATTACAATGCCCTGGTCGGCTCCCCGCCGATTGGGATCGTCTTTTCCGAGTACGCCCTCAGTGACCCACGCTCCTGGGCCTACCTTTCCCCGATACTCGAAGAAAACGGCGGATGGGCCGCATTCATCTCCACGTCCAGAGGAAACAACCACCTGAAACAGATGCTGGATTTTGCCCGGATAACGCCCGGCTGGTTCGCCGAGGTACTCACCGCAGAGGATACGCCGGTATTCACAGCGGTGCGCCTGAAGGAGATCCAAGCCGAGCTGGTGGGCACGTTTGGCCCGGAGATGGGCGAGGCCATGTTTCAACAAGAGTATTTTTGTTCGTTCCAAGGCGCGGTGATGGGCTCCTACTACGGCAAGCAGATGGCACTGGCCCGCAAGGATGGCAGGATCACCAGCGTTCCCTACGAAACAGGTGCCGAGGTCTATACCTTCTGGGATCTGGGCGTCGATGACAGCATGACGATCTGGTTCGGGCAGTTCATCGGTCGCGAGACTCGATGGATTGATTATTACGAAAATACCGGCATGGGGCTGGCTCACTACGCCAAAATCATGAAGGAAAAGCCCTACGTCTATGGTGATCATTACATGCCACACGACGCAGCAGTCCGGGAAATGAGCGCCGGTGAGCACGCAATGTCGCGCGTAGAGGTGGCTGAATCCCTGGGGATTAAACCAATCATTGTCGTTGAACGCCCTCGCAATAAGGACGCCGTCATGAATGGCATCGAAGCCGCCAGGAATTCCATCGGGTCGTGCTTGTTCGATGCAGTGAAGTGCTCTCAGGGCATATCGGCATTGGAAGGCTATCGGTCAGAGTACGACGAGGAGAAGAAGGTGCTCCGCAACACGCCTCTTCACGACCATTGCTCGCATGGCGCAGACGGATTCAGGACGTTCGCAGTCGGCTACAGGGCGAAGCGGATCGCCAAACAGTCAAACAGGCAGGTGTTATCAGGGTGGGCCGCATGATTTATCAAGGCGATTGCTTGGACATTATGCCAACGCTTGAAACCGAATCGGTTCAGTGTGTGATGACTTCTCCCCCTTACTATGGCCTTCGGGACTATGGGATTGATGGTCAGATTGGCCTTGAGTCCACGCCGGAGGAGTATGTAGCCAAACTTGTAGCCGTGTTCCGGGAAGTGTGGAGGGTGCTGCGGGATGATGGGACAGTGTGGTTGAATTTGGGGGATTCGTATAATGGCAGTGGGAAAGCAGGAAGCAAGCCAGAATATCAAGCAAAACATACTGAGTTTGGTAAGCCATCAAAAGAAAAATCACGTTTTGGAATGCCTACCAATATTAAGACACTGAAACCCAAAGACCTGATTGGTATCCCCTGGCGCGTGGCCTTCGCCCTTCAAACTGACGGATGGTGGTTACGTTCCGACATCATCTGGTCAAAGCCGAATCCCATGCCGGAGAGCGTGACGGACCGATGCACGAAGGCGCATGAGTATATTTTCCTACTGACGAAAGCTGCAAGGTATTTCTATGATGCGCAAGCGATTAAAGAACCTGCGACTTATGGAATTCCAAATTCACCTGAAAGCATTTCTTCACCGTATGGTCAAGGGTTCACTCGTCGAGCTAAAAAAATAAGCGGGACATATAACCAAGATAGTGGCCGGAATGATGGGAATCGGCATCCTTCGGGAACATACACAACAGACACAGGAAAGCGCAACCGACGTTCCGTCTGGGTTATCACCACCCGTCCATACCGAGGAGCCCACTTCGCAACCTTCCCACCTGAGTTGCCGGAAATCTGTATCAAGGCGGGGAGCAAGGCGGGAGATACCGTCCTCGATCCTTTTGTCGGTTCGGGAACAACGGGGATGGTAGCGGAGAAATTAGGACGAATGTTTGTCGGCATCGAGTTAAACCCTGAATATATAGCGATAGCAGAGAGGCGGATTAACAACGTGCAGCCTCTTTTACTGGCGGTGACGGCATGAAGCTGATCGAGAGGACATTGGGATATTACAAAGGATCGCCGATCATGATTCTGAGACCGGCAGGGCGGGACAATCGCAAGCGCTTCATCATCAAACTGGACGACCTGTGGAAATACAGCGACACGCACAACGAGCTGTTCGAGTCGTTCATCGCCAATAAGGTCATTCAGATATGTGGGCTGCTCGACATCCAGGTGCCGAAGAGTGAACACGCTTTCGCCCAGGTTATGGTTTCGATAGCCACAACGATCATGGATGGGATTGACGATCTGGTGAAGATGCCGCCATATCAGGCAGGGCACGATGACCCGGACACGGTGATCGACATGCCGCAGGCCAGCGACAGGCCCGATATTAAAGTAGGGATGATGCACGGATGAGCGAGCGACTTCAAAGAGCCGAGAACATAAGGCGCATCGAGGAATACACCCCTCACGATTTCGACGTTGACGAACACCTTGACGAGCTGGGGCTCGCAAAGCCTCCCAAAGGAATTCATCCGCTCGACAGGGAGGATGTCCGTAAGCGGTTCGCGAAAGTGACCTCGTGGTTCGCCCAGGAAAGGGTGCGTCAGGCCGATTTCCGGCGTGAGTCGATGGCTGACCATGAGTTCTATGATGGCCCTGGACAGTGGACGCTGGAAGAGAAGGCGACACTTGCCAAGAGGTCACAGGTTCCCATCACGTTCAATCAGGTAAAGCCGACGGTCGATTGGGTGCTGGGGACCGAAAAGAAGATCAGGGTTGACTACCGGGTCTTGCCCAGGGGTGAAGAGGACGCCAAGAGCGCGGAGATGAAGACGAAGCTCTTCAAGTACGTCTCCGACGCGAACAACGCAGGATTCAAGCGGTCGAAGTCATTCGCCGACGCAGTGCTGGCTGGGGTAGGATGGATCGATCACGGGATCAATTCAGACCCCGACAATGAACCGCTGGTGGTCTCTTATGAAGACTGGCGATACGTTTGGTGGGATACGCTGGCAGTCGAGGACGACCTGAGTGACGCCCGTTACATCTTCAGGGGCAAGTGGGTAGACGAAGACGTTGCCTGTGCCATGTTTCCGGATAGGGCGGACGTTATCCATGCTTCTGTTATCAGCGGAACTTTGGGTTTTGGGTATGAGATATTTTCCGAGATGGCAGACCCTGCCGTTGATCCCAAGATGTCCGGAGGGATGCCCCGCAACGCGGAAGGGGTGAGCCCTCAATATACCGGGTTCTTTGGGTACATCGGCACACAGACCGCAGTGGAGCCCAGGGACAGAGTGTTTCTGGTTGAGTGTCAGTATCGAACCCCGGTGACAAAGAAAATACTGAGGGGCAAGGAACTGGGCACGCTCCAAGGTATTACGTACAACGATCAGATCCCGGAGCACCTGAATCTGGTGGAGCTGGGAATCGGGCAGCCTGTCGAGTCAACCGTGATGGAGATGAGGCAGATGATCTTCAGCGGCGATTCTGTCTTGCAGGACGGGGAGTCGCCGTACCGACATAAACGTTTTTCCCTGGTGCCGATCTGGGGATTCAAGCGGAAGAAGGACGGCACGCCCTACGGCATCGTCCGAAACCTCCGGGACCCGCAGAAGGACCTGAACAAACGCCGGTCGAAGGCACTCTATCTCCTGTCCGCCAACCGGGTAATTGCCGACGACGATGCGATAAAAGACACGGATCAGAGCTGGGATGACATCGTTCAGGAGGCGAATCGTCCCGATGGATTGATCAAGATGAATCCAAAGAGTCAGCGCGGGATCGAGATCCAGAACGAGACCAACTTGGCCAAGGAGCACGTCGCCCTCATGGAGCAGGACGAAAAGTACATCCAAAGCGCGTCAGGGGTGACTGATGAAATGATGGGCCGGGACACAAACGCCGTATCGGGGAAGGCGATTCGAGCACGGCAGGAGCAGGGCGGTGTCGTGACGACGGCCTTCTTTGATAACAACCGACTGGCCTTTAAGCTGTCCGGCGAGATCATTTTGTCGATGATCGAGCAGCTCTACACACAAGAAAAGAAGCTCCGGATCACCGGGGGCGAGAACGGCAAGATGCCTGAGTTCATTGAGATCAACAAACTTGACCCGGATACGGGCGAGGTCATAGGCGACATCACGGCAAGCCAGGCGGATTTCGTCATTTCCGAGCAGGATTACTCCGCGACGATACGGGAGGCCATGTTCGAGTCAATGACAGAGATCGTCAAGACCATGCAGCCCGAAGCGTCGATCCAGATCCTTGACCTCGTGTTTGAGCTGTCTGACCTGCCAGGTAAAGAGAAATTCGTTGACAGGCTTCGCGCTTTGACAGGTCAAAGGGGGACCGAGGGG